AGAGCAATATAATAGCCAACCCCAGAAACTACTTGTACGATAGTATACTTCGCATTCTTAATTGAGTATTTTTGACCAACCGACTTCGATGTATTACTGTCCCAAATAAATAACTCAACTATACTACCAAAATCATCATAAAGCGGGCTGCCCCATCCGCTAGCAGTAGATGAATTTTTATGAATATCATAAAAAAACCAAAATTCATCCTTTATATTGTCTAGAGTAAAAATCCAACCCATACTATCATCTGTAGTATTATGCTCAGAGCTATGATAAAACCAAATATCATTAGTTTGATTATTTATATAATCTTCGGAAAAATAAATAAACCCAAAGTTCACCACATAGATCCAATGCCCAAATACATTTATGGTTCCCAGCCAATCAGACTTTTGCCATCCAGCCTTAAGATTCTCTGAAACCCCTAAGACCTGTTGCTCTGTTGCGCTCAAACCAGAACCCGAACCCAAAGCCACAACGCCTTTGGCCGACCATGTAGACCCAATGCTGATTTGGTCCAACGCCTCTTTGGTTCTTTGTTCGTCTTGAGGGAGAACATAATGCAGCCCTCCTTCGTTCCCAAGGACATCAAACCCATTATTATAAACCTCAACTGCTGACCCAGATGAAGTCTCAGATACCTGAAAAGTGTGCTTTGTAACATTAATTATATAATATGCTCTTTCATCATACTTCAAGGGATCTAGCCCTCCAGGAAGAATGCCGCTCGAATGAAATGTAACCCTATCGCCATTATCAAAATTATGATTAAAAGACACAAATAAATTTTGGCCTAAGTCTACCTCAAGAGGCATCTTTAATTGCAGATCCACTGCTCTTGATTTTTGTCCTTGTGGCCCCTTTTTTCCTTCGTAGTCAGAATAATCAATTCGACAATTAAACCTTATAATTTGAGGAGTAAAAATAGATTCAATTTCTGCGTCCTGATCTTTATCTGACCTCTCAAAGGGCGCCCTCAAAGATACATTCTCTTCTGTTTCATTAGACATCCCCACGCAAACCACAAGTTCTACGCTTGAAACAAAAGGCTCTTTTGTCAGGCTTTTATCTAATAATATATACGGGTCATTTATTTCTACAATTCCATTGTTTTGTAGGTTTCCGCTTCCATCGGTTATTGTTTTTGTATAAGATTGTTTATCTTGAATATCCAAAACTCTTCCGCTTTTTAATTTTCCGGCTCTCGCTTCGTCGGAAACTTCGAATATTGCGCCAGGAAATAGATAGGACGCTTCTGCGCCCGCCTGAAACGTAACTGTTTCTATTTCTAGCTGAGTGGTAAAAAGTATCCACTTCGCTAAACGCCTGGCCTGGCTTTGAGAAGTGATACCAAATCCCATTGTTTCTTCTTCTTTATACCCAAATCTTTGTGTTGCCTCAGCATCTTCTTCTACAATTACGTCTGGCTTGAAATTATTATCCTTATTATTATAACGAACCAAAGACGTTGTTACCTTCTGATTCTTGCTCACGCCATTATAATTAAATCCTTCAACCCCTACATTTGAATTAGTAAACAATTGAACCGGAGTCTTATATGAATCCTGCACAGCAACTATTTTTCCGCCGCTATAAGTACTAATTCCCCTAAAAACAGACGCCAAATTATTTATAATCTGAAGTGCCTCATTTCTATCTGTCAGATATAAATTAGCAGTAAATCTTGGCTCTACCAATGGATGATTTAACTGTACGGCACACGCGCCAACTGTTATATTTGAAGAATTTGTAGCGGACAAATTTTTAAAACTAGGGCCACTCACAGTAATTGTTTGATTTTCTGCATCAGAAGAAAGTATAACCCTTTCCTGAATCAATATCTCCCCCTCTCTGTAGGCAGAGTCCTTTTTTGCGCGAGTACCACCTAGTTCATTTGTAGATATAAAAAATGCCATTTTTTTTCCTGCGAAAGACTCGCCCTCGCCAAACTCTTCTTTAAAATCAGAAATTACGCCTGTTGAGGAAGACGATGAACTTAAGTGGTGTCCGGAAGAATCGATTTTTATTTGAAAACTCTCCTCCCCAGAATTTAATGTTTCAAAATTCCTAGGCAGGCCAGAGCTAGTCTCAAAAGGGTAATCTGTCTCGACGAGTTGGTCGCAGTATTTTGCAATTTTATATAATTGCCATTTATCAATATTTTCTTCATTAAGTCCGAATTTACCAATCCCATATCTGGCATTATGCAATAAGTCGTAATAAACCCAAGCAGGATTATCGCTCCAATATTTATCCTCATCACTTATTGAATGAACGGAAGCTAGGGCATCAGCCTGCCCCTTAAATAACCCATTCCAAGGACCATCATATTTCCTAGTAACTGGATCATAATTACTAGGAATGAGAATTTTTTTCATTTTTAAATGATATGCTCTCTCTGGAATTTGACTAAAATTTTTACTATCAAATTTTATTTTACATATTGAACTATGAGGATATAATAAATCTTCAATTACTGATTCAGTAATAGCAACAAAACTTAGAGTCCTAGTTTTTTCAATTCCCCCGAGAGCGCCACCTCGAGCAGTAGGGTCCAATTCGTTGCTCAACCTAACTAATTTAAATGTAACTCCTTTTGACCTTATATTTGGCGGAGTATAGTCAACAACAATATCAAATTGATATTCATCAGTGGCGATCCCTCTAACAATAAAAGAGCTTTCTCCGTTTTTCATCAAGCCGGTGCCCGGGCTACCAGAATTATACGAAGGAACATCAACTTCTGCCCCTTGACTCCGAGTCTTTATCTTGCAGCCGGATGAGCTAGATAATATATTATGCTCTTCATCATCCTTGAGTATATTTACTGCGAAAGATATTGATGTCGGACCATTACTACCATCATCATTTTGAATTTGTAAAGCAACGCCTAAATTCAATGTCACCCTTGACACATTCTCATTAGCTACAAAATGAGTTAGTATTTTTGCATTATTTTTTATTGCGTCATTAAAATCTGCTCGACTTTCTTTATTTTCGGGGTTATTTACATATGGCCCAGCTCCATAAAATCTTGTTCCATATTCAACAGTCATGGTTGTTTCAGCAGATAAAACCTTAGACTCCTCTTCTTTGCCTAGCTGTATTTCGGGCAACTCTCCATTTTCATTTAGTATAAAATTTAACGAACCCTCTCCAGAACCATCATTGTCGGTATTTTTTATCTGCACATTATTCAAAAATATCCCCTCTCTTATATCGCCGCCAGATATTGGTCCGCCATTTATATTTGCAAAACCTTCTATTGGTCCCTCTGATAGCAATTCCATGTATTCAATTTCTGAATAAGATTCAAGAGTATTAGCGTTCTCCTTGACAGATCTATAGGTTTTTTTATTTTGAGCTATATTAGTTGAACCTATTTTTAATCTTCCGTAACCTACCGGAACAGCAACCCCTTGATTTGTTCTATTTTCTGCGCCTCTTAGTAAAAAAGATTTTGTTGTCGTCGGCTCTCCTCTTTTTGGTGGCTTAAAAAGAGACTTCATTATTGCGCCAACGATAAAAGAGATTGCAACCGCAGCAACTATCTTACCCACAAGGGTCAACCCGGTAACAGTCCCTACCTTCGACAGTACAAAAAATACTGGCATGAGGGGACCCGATCCTTGAACATGCGGGCAGATATGAATTTCCTTTTTATCTTGTATTAAATCAATTTTTTCTTCATTAATTGAGTGCTCGATAACATCTTCTTCCGAATTGATCTTTTTAGGGTCTTTTGTAAAAATATAATATTCTACTCCCTTTTTTTCTGTATCAATTAAATACTCAAGAAACCCATTATTATTAGACTCCAAGGCATGAAAAGCCTCGGTAGGAGTGCGCACGGCAAGGTTCCACTTTTCGCCAAAGCGTTTACCTAATTTACCATGTAAATATACCGTCTTCACTTCCTTATACCTAGATATCTATACACCTACATTCTCATATACAAAAAAACTATCTTCACTTAAGCTATATATTAAAAAAGGTATACATAATTCATTCGAAAACAACTTGTCCATTTCAGAAGGAAAAGGTCCGCTGTTTACATGAGAATGATAAACGCATAATACTTTATTTTCTATTAAAATTTTACTATCTATTAGAAAATGAACATGCTTTTGCTCACTCAAGTTTTCACAAGGTAAAAACTCAACAATATCAGACTCTATTATCAACCCACAAGATTCTTCTTCTTTTAAAGAATTAGCGTAATTTTTAATTTCTAAAAGCAGGCTTTTATTTAAAAAACTATACCGCTTCAGGTCTATGTTTATCTGTTCCAGGAAAACCTCCAAATCTTATGCCTGGATAAGTTTTATCAATTTTATTATAGTCAGATAATTTGCCAGGCGAAAATCTTTTCTTGCACGCCTCTAAAGTTTTATTGCATTCATCTTTTGCCCAAAAATTTTTATCAAAAAACGGATGGTGCGCACTAGCCAAGGCATGCCCCTGAATGCATACAAAAACTGACGGAGTAGACTTGTACGGATTATCCGCATTTCTTGGAGTAATTTTTACAACGTCCCCCAAATCATAACCCCTAGGATCAACCTCTGTACCATTCTTCCCATAACTATCCCAAGAATCAACGTCATCAATTCCATTCGGGTAAAGGCCCGGTGCCACGGCCCCAGTACTTCCAGACTCTTTTGAAAACCCAGTTGTTAAGGGTTCTGTTGATGCAGTTTCGATAGGAAGTCCTTTATACCCACAGCCTATTGAACATCTATATACCCAGCCGCAATAATTTGGCAATACAATCCTGGCAGGAACTTCTGTTCCCTCTAGTTCTAACGAAGATACAAGCTCAAATTGTATAACGTTTTTATTTTCTGAGCTTTTCTTATTAATAAAATAAACATCATCAGGATAATGCGAATTCGGATCTGCTCCACCAAAAGGATTTTTTCCAGCATCATTTTTAGTTCCTGGATCAATAAAATTATCATCATCTAAAAAACGAGCAAATGTTCTTTTTCTTGTCACCTTGCAATTCGCGAAGTCAAAATTTGCATGAACAATTTTGGACAATAGACCTTCAGGGTTTGCAATTGTAATCTTCGGTCTTGGAAGACGTCCGTCGCCTTGTTGCTCAAAGCCCTCCATTGCAACCGGAAGAGGTTGGAATGCCTTGCCCTGCCAATATACTGGATTAGATGAATTTTTCATTGGGCAAAAACGATAAACAGTATCTGCACCAAAATTTGCACCAAGTACATCCTTAAACATTTCAAAATTAGGCTGCAAATTACTAAAATCAATTTCATACAAATCTATCAAAGTATCTGGAGTTAAAGATACCAATGCTTTGTTAAAATTTGATTGAGCCTTAGACATTATTTTTCATTTCCTACGAATACTTTTAGAATTCCTTCTTGCGGAGAGTACGCAGTCGAACTATCGATTTCAATAGTACCATTATTATATTGATTTGTTCCTAAAATTACAATCTCATTATTACTTGCATCAACAATATCATCAGTTCCATCAGATATATTTATATTTAAATCACCTACAGCTACTCCTGCATATATAATATCAATATATGCACTATCTCCACCAGGAATTGAAGACACTGCGTTGTCTTTAAAGAACTGCTCTACAACATAATCACCAATAATAAATTCAGACGGAGATACCTCATTTATTCCCGATCTAATTTCACCACGATTATTTTGAAAAAAAGTATTTGGAACACCATTCACCATATCGGTAACAAACTTCGTCGGGTCTACTGGATCTTGATTAACCAAAGTAAACATTTGCCCCCCATCTGCCAATCCATGCGTGTATGACCTACTAAGCTTGGCGTATCTACCTGCAAGATTAAATGGAAAATTGCCATTAGACGGTATTTGAAAAATATAGTCACTAGGAGATATATCTTCCAGGACAGCAGGAACACTTGAACCAATTTGTCCTACTATAGAAAAATTAGATGACACAGATGCAGAATTTAATGTAACACTTGTATCACCTATGTTTTGAAGTTTTAATCTAACTTTACATTTTTCACCAGGAACCACGACTTCTCCATCTCCTTGTAAAGAAAATGCTATCGGAGAAGTAAAAATTAACTCTCCCGGACTCAATATAGGAGGAGTTTCTAGTGATGAATATTGCTCCGCATCCATATTAAATGGATACTGTTCAAATGTAGCAGAAATACTATGATTATTCTTGTGATTATAAGTGTGAGTCCATTCTTCGCAGATAAAATTTTGCGTAGCTTCATACGGAGCGGGAGGATTAAAATTAAAGGGAATACAGCCATAATGCTGCTCAAGGAAATGAAGTATTGCCCTAGCCTCATCATCTTCTCTATTATTAAAGCTTAAATTTAATTTTAATAAACTTTCATTGATTCCATCTTCATATACTTGAGTATATCCATTTCTTACGCTAATCTCATTTACTCTCGGATTCTGTTGAACTTCTAACCCTAACGAGGGCTTCCAAAAGAAATCGCGAGTCCAGTAATTTTTATTGACATCTGAATAATCCCCACTACTACGAGTCCATTCATCATTTTGTTCAGCAGGAGGCTTGTTACTTGCAGATGAATCACTATGCCAATAGTAATGTTTTAAATTTCCAGTATAAAAAGCAATATCATTTTTTTCGTACAATAAAGTAGGATCATATGTTTCTGCTCCACCAACTATCCATCCACCACTAACACTTCTTCTCAACAAAGATGTATCCAAATTCCTTATTTTTAAGGACACATCACTACTGTTTTCAAAATTCAAAGAATGATTAAATTCGTTGCAATAAAAAGTTTTTGATTGATTTTCTGTTATATCGTATGGATGAAATGAAGAAGCGCCGTCCCACCTAAAACCAGATACTCCTTGCTTGTATCTCAAGTTTGGGCCAGGGGCATCTTTTTCGAGTTGGCCCAAATGATTTTCCACAAAATGTATTATTGCATTTGCTTCTCTATTTGTTCGATTTTTAAATTTAAGGTCAACCTCGAAACTTAAAGAATTGATTGATTTCGGCTGAACAATGTAGTATCCATTTCCATACTGATGCCTATAATTGTTTGCCTTGAAAGATGCGCTTGACCCATAATCTGCATCAAAGAAAAACAAATCGGTACTCCACAAGTCTGGATTCAAAGATGGGTCGGCATTTATTGTGGATATTGTAATTGATTGACTAGACGCCTCCTCAAAAGCCTCGATAGAATAATTCTGAGAAACGGGTCTTACTTGGATTGCTGAACCAGTTATTGAAGGGTCATTATTTAAAGCAAGAACATCTTTTTCAACACTAATTATTCTATACCTACCATCACCAGACGAAGAGCCGCCAAGATCAATTATATTTCCAGGATAAAAAGATGCATTTTGATCATCTGTTCTATTTAAAGAATCAACAATATAATGATCATTGTTTGGGCCATCTGGAACCAAGTGATATCTATTTAATGCTGTAACCGAAACGCCGCCACCAAAAGTTAAATCTTCTCTAGCATAATAAAACAATCCATCTCCAGTATTATATACAAAATCAAATTGCTTATAATTTGCGCCAGCCTCGAAGTAACCGCTGTAATTTGTTACATGACTTCTCCTTCCAAAGACTTCGTCTATTTTTTCTCTACTCATTTGACTATTTGCTTGACAACAACTCTACCCCTCGAATAATTTCCTTCTCCCAAACTTACAGATTGTTCTTGTATTTTTCCTTCGCATTGAAATTTTGCAATTCTATTTCCATTCATGCTATATAAATATGCCGCAATAGAAGAATTTCTATTGAGCTCCACTGGGCGCGCATTTCCTCCATGATATTCGCCGTATTGACTTAGTTTTTGAGCTATGTCATTTGCTTCAATCATCATTTCAACTTCTATATTTTCCACAGAAACTCTGTGAGGAGCAACGCCATTCGCATTAGTAGACAATGATGTATGCTCGGAGTCTCTAATATGATTGTGAACTTTCCTACCCACCGTTATACTATAATCCATTTGAGAAACTTCAAATTGCCTACCATTAACGGCAGACATCTCAGTGTTGCTCGCTTTTACTTTCCCAAACGATTTTAATCCGTGAGCAGGGTCAATACTTAATTCTTGAAATCTTCGATCTACTGTTTTTAATATTGTACCATATATATCATATGTTGCATTTGCTTGTATTACTCGATAAGGAGCCAAGCTAAAACTAAAACTTGTAAGATACATATTATTAAAAAAATATCTGCCAACAATATTTCCATGAATAGGATCTTCGCCCATTCCATCTCTTATATCAAACAATTTATCAATTGCATTTACTCCATTGCTATATCCAAAAAGCTCATCAGTAATCATAAACGAAATGTCCAGTTTTCCTTTTAGTCCATCTAGGGGAGCAAAATCAATAAATTCTGTTTTTGCGCCAACTATATTGATATCAACATCACCATATACTCTTTCTGGCTCGAGCGTTGGAGAAATGGACAGACTTGCAGACTGAACCATAAGATCTTTATTACCTAAAGATACCTTACCATCTTCAAATCTTAAATACGGCTTACTCATGACACAGGATTATGCAAGGTTTCATAACCTTTATATGTTAAAGATATAGCCATCTCTCCATCAATTGAGGAATTTATACTTTCACTTATTAATCTAACATTTGAACCAGTAAATGCATTGATCATTTCATTTGTTTTACTATCTCTGATTTCTATTTTTACATTGCTTTTTGGCGCTGCTTGTATTCTGTCTTTAATTTCTCTCACTTCATATTCATCAACAATCATCGTAAAATTAATATCAGTTTCTATAGGATATTGAGTATCTACCTGAACTGGTTCAAGATTTTTCATATCAATATTAAGTGTTTGCGTAAAATCAACTTCGTCTGCTTGATGAATTGCATATACAGGCTCAAGATTCAATCTTCTACTATAAGAAAAATCACTTATTGCATCAGCAGTAAAATCATCAACTGATACAGATATACTAGATTGATCAGGAAATTGTATATCTGGATGATTGATTGTAGCAGGTTCAATTAATACGCCACTACCAAGTTCACCATATACAGTTAGATCAGTTTCTATATCAGGAATATCTCCAACCGAACAACTTACAGAATATTGAGACATTCTTGCTTTTGTAAATCCAAAACCTTTTGATCCATTATCATAAAGTATTGCGCCACTAATTTCATTTTCGTCGTATAAAAATTTTCCTCCAGGACTCAATGGAAGCAATGGATCTCGACTAACCATCTTTCTAGAGATTCTAAAATTTCCTTGCAGAGGAGCGTCAGGAAAAGCGTCTATAAATCCGACACCAGCCACCTTTATTGGGGTTTCAGTTATTGAATAACTTCCCTCTACATTCGTTACTCCTGATAGCGCAACAGAATTAACAATAACAGTTTGTTCATAATTTGAGTAGCTCATTTTACTCGCTTAGTAATCCGCCAGGTCTTTGTTCTTCAATTATAACCGCAACTACTTGCGCCTTGACTTTTTCTGCTAATTGATTTTCTCTGGACTGGTTCTCTGATGCATCTTTTGGATTTTGTCCGGAATTTTGACCGCTAGAATCTTTAGACTGTCCGCCAGATCGATCAACATTAATTGATATATTAATATTATTTGTATTACCCGAAGAAGTTGTTGACTCGGATTGTTCTTTGAGCGGGGTAACTGCGCCACCTTGGTTAAATTTTCCTAAATTTATTGAGTCAAGCAAGGGTTTACCTAATTGACGAGCGCTACTTGCACGAATAACATATTCTCCCTCGCTGAGCATTGCGGGAATTTGGTCAACACCAGGCTTACCAGAAATGTATCCACCGCTAGCATATTTAGAAATTGGGCCTCCAAAATAATTTTTTTTCAAGTTTCTAAACCAACTAAATGGATTTAATTTTTTAAATGCGTTTTCCTTGATAGGAGTTAAATTTTCGTACCCTATCTCTCCGTCTGGACGAAAAACACTTGTATCCGTTGCAGGGTCATACATAGTACCTTTGGGAGTATCTGAGCCATACCCCAATTTCTTACCTGCCGCAGTTAAAGATCCTCCCTTGAATATATTTTCAACCCCAGCAGATAGTCCCGCGCTTAGCGCGGTACTCAAAAGCATTTTCATTAAAGACTGTTTTTTAGCTTTTTTCTCGGCGGCCTTTCTTATTCTCTCCTGAATAACCCCGCGAGTATATTGAGCATCTTCTTGAAGCCCTACATTTCCAGCTTGGCCACTATAGAAAAATCCAGACATTGCTTCTGATTGATATCTTCTTCCTGTAGCATATCCTTCGGCTCCTCCAAAATTTGCGGCAAGCGCGGAACCAGGCTTTCCTCCGTTTGAGTAACCAGGAATTTTTCCTCCGGCATTTAAAGAATGCATGAATCCACCACCGTATTTCTTTACTGCGCTTCGACTCATTACATATTCTCCGTTAGAAACCATCGCAGGAACTTGACCTCCGCGAGAAAATCCCATAGCGCCTATAATATTTCCTGCGGCTTTTTGAAGCATTGCGCTTTGTATTGCTTGAAGAAAGTTTATTCCGATATTTCTTAGAACATCACCCATATCTTCGGCCCCGTTTATACCTGCCTGCATAGCTTCGGCGAGACCGTCCCTTAGCTTCAATGGCAATTGCTCGCCTAATTGATAATCAATAGCATCAGTTTGTTCCCTAACTTTTTTAAATCCATCTGCAAATCCCCCACTAAAGGTTTCGTGAGTTCTGCGATTAGCGATTCTTTGTTTTTCTAAACCTATTAAGGTTTGTACGTTTGATATTTGTTTTTCGTATTCTGCAGTTATATTCCCTGATTGTTGTGTTAGTTCATCTCGTCGCTTCTTGTCCTCTCCTTTTGTGCCAACAATCTTTGCGTTCTCTTCTGCTATTTTGTTTTGCTTTTCAAGAAGCTCCTCTTGCAGGGCTTTTATTTTTAATTGCGCTTGAATTTCTTTTTCTCTTAGCTGAAAATCTTCTCTTTCTCTAGTTGTTTTATAGCCAGGCCCTTGAGCAGTTAATCTTTGTGCCCCACCTAGCTCATAATCTAATTCTCTCATTTTTCGGGCAGATCGAGCTGCTTCTGCACCCATTCGATGATCTCTTTGTAGATCCTTGAGAATATCGGCCCTTCCCGCAAGAGTTAGATTTATGCCGTCTTCTGCTGCCTGCGTCGCTTCGGCATTTTTCTTTTCTTTTTGTGCAAGTTCTATAAGATCTTGTCTTTTCGTCTTTTCCTGTTCTAATAATCTATTTAGAATTTGTTGTATTTCACTTTCGTCCTCTGCCAGCGTAATCATCTCCTCAAGGATATCAATTAACTGTTTCGTGTCCATTTTTAACACTTTATCAGAGACATCCTGAACAGAAGGAGCTGTTTCCCCCTCAACCCCAAACTTTGTTTTAAACAATCTTTGAACCTCTTGATTTTGTTTTATTTGATTTAATAACCCGAGTTTAAGTCCTTCGTCCGCAGAACCCACGCTTAAGGCATATTTTTTATTTATTTCTGCTGCTGCAATCTTGCCTTGCGTTGTAGTCTTTTGGGTTTCAGTCATGGATTCCGGAGAAATTTTAAGCTCTTTTTTTAATTCATTTATTTTTTGATCTTCGAGTTTAGCTATTTCCAATTGTCTCATTGCGGCGCGTTTTTGTGCTTCTTGCATTATTTTCGCCATATCCAGCTCAACGATATAGCCTTTTCTTCTTTCATCAAGGACATGAATTTCTTGCTCTGCGAGCTTTAATATATCTGCGTATGCTGCTTTGATTGTGTCGTTGTCTGCACCGGCCATTTGATCCTGTAGTTGCGCCACAGTAAAGTGGGCCTTCGTACCCTTCTTTACTTCAGCCCCCGCTTCAGTAAAGTCATCAGTCATTGCGGTTGCATAAATCTTTTTGTCTTGAGGTAGCATATCCAATGCATCTCTTAAAACCTGATGCCTAAGTTCTGTACCCATTTGAGCAAGAATTTGATCTTCAATTCTTGTTTTGATATCTTTCAAGTCTCTTACTTTATAGAATCTATTTGCAGCGAAATGATCTCCTACTCCGCCCTCAGTTCTGAGTGATCTGCTCGAACTACTATCCAAAATATATTTACCCAAGCCTGCTTCGCCAGTAATGTCGCCTCCTATGTTATTTTTTATCAATAATTGCTGCAGGCGATTGGCTTGCTTGAAAGCCCCTTTAGAGGCATTCCCTGTACTCCCTGATATTCCTGACTGCCTCATCAAGGCATCTACATCGATTCCTGACTGCTTGAGAAGCTCTGCTTTCAATTCTTTTCCTCTATCGGTTGAAGATTGCATATTCAAACCAAATCCGTCTCTAGTTGTTAGTTTATTAAAATCTTTTAAACCCCCTAAACTCAAGACCCCTTGTTGTTCAGAGTTAATTCGATTAAATTTGACCTCTCTGTCTTCATTGAAATATCCTGTAGCTTTAAAAACCTGCGCCATTGATTGGGCAAATTGAGATCCCACTTGAGTAGATTGTTCCCTAGCAGCCTTTGCAGACTCTTTTAGCGCTTTTGTATTTTCCTCGGTTGCGCTTTGCATACCCATCAAATATCCGCCTATTCCTCCGATAGCAGCTCCTACTGCAGTTCCTATTCCAGGCACTATCATACTGCCTATCATCCCCCCCATCATGCCCCCAGTTGCAGCTCCAGATAATCCACCTCCAAATTCATACATAGATTGATTTCCTCCTGATGCACCTGTGCCGCCCGAATATTGTTGTACCATTCCCCCGACCATCGGTAATCCAATCATCGCCATTGTTCCCATGCCCGACATTCTTCCGGCTAGAGAGCCTCTAGCAGAAGCTCCGCGTGCTTGACTTGCAACCGCAGCTTCTTTTTGTTTTGCTGTAATTAGCTTTTGTTGTGTCTTATTTAAAGCTTGCTGCAACTGAACGCCCCTCCTTGCCGCGGAGCGGCTAAGCCTTCCCTGGGCGTTAGCCTTTACCAGCATTTTATTATTTTGTTCTATTACCCTTTGAAGCTTTTTTTCTCGATTCGTATTGGTTTTTACTTGTTTTGCTGCCTCGTCTCTTGCTTCTATATAACTATCTCGTTGAGCTGAATCTGCGCGAAAACCCGCCATCCAATCCTTGATAGCGTAATTCGGCACATATCCATTTGCACCAAATACATCGCGCAAGCCATTTGGTTCGTCTTTTGTATTGGTCACTCCAAGCCCAAGAGGATTACCCCTACTCATTAATGCATTATGAGAACCAACTCTAATTTGCGAAACAGGAACTCCAGCTGCTTTTTCGCGGCCTATTGCATCACTTAATGGGTCTGCAAAGTTGGGGATATAACCTCGAGCAAATAAACCTCTTTTCTGGGTTTTCGGGTTGACCCCAGCTTTTTTTCCATAAGCGAATGCCAATGCAGGATCAGTACTCCTACCCCCAGATCTAAATATTTTTTCCTTAAGTATTTTTTCGGCCATGCTTTGGGTATTACCTACAGAATCTTGAGACTTGTAATCAGCGAGATTCGTCCTCGCCCAACTTCCTCCAAATAAAATTTTAAGATCTTGTTTTTGTTCGCTCGTAGGATTTCTTAAATCAAAATCTCCACCTATGCCAGTAGCTACGCCAGCAATACCACCCGATTGGCCTTTTATCTGTTTGATCTTAGTGCTAATTGCCGCTTCAAATAAGGCTCCAACAACAGACGAAAGAGCTCCTGCCCCCCCGCTTTCAGGCGAATTAAGTAAATTTTTTATAGTTTTACTGCTCGCTTTTCCAGTACCTATCTTAAACGAGTCTGCCAACAATTGTCCCTGTCTAACAGCAGACCTTTCAACAGCTTCGTGGAGTTGCTCAACAAGATTTTTCTTTTTGTTCTCGGCTCTTGTTGAAGCGCTAGGCAATACCCCAAATTTTTTAAACCTTACTTTAGGTAATTGAGCTTTTGGTACGCCATATACTGGATTAGCAGGCTTTTCCAATACATCCCTCGTTCCAGCTTCGGGGGTTAGCATGTGAGCATAATTAATTGCATTTAGTACCGGAGCCGCTTTACCCACTCCTTGACCAGATCTCCTGTTAAAATTAGGAATATAACCACTTCCCGCATACGGATCAAATCCATGAACGCTTCCAAATGCTTGTTGATAATTCTTGCCTGCCTTGCTAGACAGCGGAGGCATAATTGCAGGCTGAGTAAATCCTGCGAAATTCTTAATTTTTTCTGCGCTATTATATATTACCGAGCCTTCACCAGGCATATTCATTGATCGAATATTTCCTGCGGCATATCCTCCTTTTGCTGCTTGTGCTCGTTCGGGATGTGCAAAATTTGGTATATGACCTGTTGCTCGACCACGTCTTGGAGTTAGAGAGGCTCCGTATCCCTTTGAATAAAGAGTGCTCGCTGTTCTTTTCGCAACAGAATCAAGCATTTGAGCTTCGACCACTTGAGCTTGCAATAAACTTAAAATTATTTTTTCTTTTTCTGTTCGAGAAATATCAGTTCGAAGCATTTCTTTACTTAGTGCAGAATTTTGTCCAAACAAATTAACCAAAGATGTTTGAATCGCTTTTTGCTTTTGAGCTTCGCTAGTTACGCCTATAAGAGATGTTAAACTTTCTTTCGCGAATTGAGCTGCTTTTAAAAACAATTTTCCAAAAACCACAGTAAGCACAACCAAGCCTGGCCCAGTTATAATATTACCCAAGCCCTTTAAAAATCCGTTTGCAAACTTGCTCCCAGCACCTTCTCCATCCCCAAGCATTGTGCTTGCGCCTTCTGCAATAGATTTTACTGTATTTAGTATTTTCTCCATTCCAGGGGCAAGCATAATTTCTCCAATTTGCGCAGAGACATCTTTTAATGCTAATCCCGTTTCAGTTGCCATTGCGGACATTGTACCTCTTAACTGCTCATTTTTTTGAATAGCCTCATTTGTTGCGCTAGAAGAAATTTGTGTGGCGTTTGCAAGTATACCATTCTGTTTTGCAGCGTCACTCAGAACGGCCTTTAAAATATTGATTTGGAAAACTCCACCAACTGTTTGCGCGATCTGAGCCTGTTGCGACGCAGATAAGCCGTCAAATGAATTTGCAAGATCAGTTAAAATTCTTTTGGCTCCTAAAGTATTTCCTTGCAAGTCTCTTACTGCGATACCCAAATTTTCTAATTGATTCAAAGTATCGGTACGACCTATTCTTGTAAAAATTGTTTTGAATGAGTTACCAATAACCTTTCCGCCTCGAGCAGTTTGTTGTTGGGCCGCAGTCACCAAACCTATCAATTCATCAATACTTACCCCTGCGCTTTTTGCAGCTTGACCAGTTCGAGCAATAGCATCAGCGAAGTCTTCTGCGCTTACTGCAAATTGAACGTCAACTGCGGCAAATTTACTAACCAATTGAGTAGTATCTTTAATTTGGTTGCCGTATGTATTCATAGCGGCTGTTAAAGCCTTAACTGCCTCAGCGGAATCCATGCCGGTCAATCGAGTGAGAATCAATGCGTCACGAGTTCTTTTTAAAGACTGCTCTACAGATAAACCTTGACGAGCATATTCTGTTGCGGCTTCTGCGGCAACATTAAAAGCTGCCCCAGTTTCTTTTGCAACATTAAACAGGCCATCGCTAAACTTGTCCAAATTTTGTGCGCTTAAATTCATTACAACATTAATGTCAGCCATCGCTTTTTCAACTTCTATCGCATTTCTAGCAACCGCTTTGAATGCATCTGCGATACCATTAATTATTGCCATACTTGCACCGAACGCAATAATACGAGCATTCGCAGCTTCCATAGATTTGCTGAATTCGTCAGCACTACGCTTCATGTTACCCAAAGGCTGAGTAGCGCCTTTGTCATCAACCGTAATTTTTATCGGCTGTCGCCTAATCCTGTTTACAGCAGCCTGTACAGCCGCTTCAAGCGGTTGGGTATTACCTGATACGTTGAGATTTATAGCCATTTTACCTTATTCCTTTGATAAGGTAATTATACACTAAAATTATATCACGCCGTGCAATTTCATTAAATCATCCATATTTAATGTGCCGCCCTTCTTCTTTGCCTCTTCATGCAAACTGATTGCGCCTCTAGGCTTTTCTACTCCAAGGTATTCATAATCTTCGTCTTTTGCACCAACAAGGGTTCCTCCATCTCCTCTTTCAAGCTTTTCTTTTGCTTTGTCCCGCTCTTCTTTGGAGCTGCTTCCAAATTCTAATAATTTTGCAGGATCTTTTCTTATTTTATCAGGAATATTTTCATTATTATCAAATATATTTTTAAAAACTCGAGTATAAACAATTAATCGTATTTGATTGTATGTCAATTCACAAAACGGCTTGCCATAAAATTGCATACTATCCTCCGCAAAGCTTAAATAAGGACTATAAAAATCTTCTAATATTGTATATTGTATGCTTTCTTCCGAAAACGAGCTAAAAATATCATTATATCTTAAAACAATTTTTGCAATGTCTTGACTTTCCATTTCATCAAATTTACTTTCTTCAAATAAAGGATTCAAACACTCTTCATCTTTATAAAAGCTTTTGATCATATAAAAATCATTTAATCTATCTTTTGCATATTTTTCACAAGTGTTTCCAAGCAGCGACATTCTTTGTATTTGTTTTTCATTCAACTCTTTCGTTTCTTTATCAATCAAGTCAGACTGTTTATCAATTTCATGCTTGATGATCATTTTGTTTTTGGCAGTTTTAAGACTTTCAATAAATAATGTTTTGTCTTCAATTATTTTTTCGTCTTTTTCAGTCCATTGACCTTCTTGCTTAAGAAACAAGAGCATATCCTCTTCAGTAGGCACTCCCCTTCGAAGAGCTGACTGATAATATTTTTCCTCGATTTCCTCTAACTCAACCTGATCGTGAGGAGTTAGATGCTTGATGTATACGAAATCTTCTTCGATTATTGCCGAAGAATAACCGCGGACTACATCTCTAAATATTTTTCTGCGCTTAACAGCTTCCACATATCAAACCTTGCCTTCTTCAATATCTTGATCAAGCTTTTCGAAGTCAGACCTCAGAACCGCTCCTGAGCTATAATACCAAAAACTATAAAGCGCAGCGACCTTACCCCCAATAATGCCATAAAGGTCATCGCCGTCTTCCTCTAATTCATAATATCTTTGCAGTCGTTCGTCAAAGTCTCTTCCCTCGAAAAGAGGGGTAACCTCATCAGAATCTTCTTTTTGTATAAAAGTCAGATGCAGGATATACCACTGAATCACTTTATTTTCTGCGCGGACATCTGCGGTATGATTAAATAAATTTGAATATGAAGTTTCTACGTCAATAATATTTTTTCTTAGGACGGAAATTTCTCCAGATAGCTCCTTCAGTCTTTCTTCGTCTTCTTTGCTAAGAGATGTCTTAACTTGAATCTTTTCGCTTTCCTGAGAAAGCTTTCCGTACTCAACATACATTTTAGTTAAGGCTTTCGCATCATCTTCTGCCAGCAAGCCTCCAGTGTCACTATATTTCTTAGAAAGCATTGCTTTGGTTAGAATGCCCCTCTTGATACAGTTACTAATTTCGACGCTAAACTCTAGTTCCGCTTCCTCGATTTGCCTTCTTGTGGGTTGCTTCATAATCACCCTATACGGAACAGGCTCGATCACCTCTTTAGTGACAGAAACCTCTTCCTTCTCTTTGGTTTCTGGGTTTTCTACCGTCTTCGTTTCTGTTTTTTTAACCTTTTCTTTTTTTTCAAAAGTAAAGCTATATATTTCCCGCATTTTTTTGCGGGTATCATCCATTGTTTCTTGCTTTTCTAAAACTGCGTCTGCCATATTTTTTTTATTTAAATGTGAATCCTATAGTATAATTATCTAATTCTAATTCTAAATTTCTAATTGTTTCGTTACCAATATCTAAAGTTCTTTTTCTTAAGTATTGAAGCTTTTCGCTATCGAAATAATTAGCCTGTTCGATTATAGGCGCAAGATCTTCTGGCAGATTCTTCTTTAATTTATAAAAATTAATCTGATGCTCCTTATGTAAGTCCTCAAGCATAACGAGGAAACCCTTAAAAAGAGAGACCGTATTCCTTTGGCAACATTTTCTAAAAATGTCTTCTGCTTCCATATATAACCTTGTACCTTATTTATCGTTACACAAAAAAAGTGGTTTAGTGTAAAAGGTATCATGGCAGAATTTTTAAACAGCGCACAAAGAGCAAATTTAGCATCCCAATTATTAGATTTGCATGATACATTTGGAAGAGACATCGTAGTATATAAAGAAGCGCAGAAGGTAATTATTAGCACCGACCCAAACTATAACCACCTATACAATAGTGGCGGCGCCACAACTCCTAGCGTTAAAAATGTTCCAGTTCGAAAAGTTTTCAAAGCAAGAATAAAATATGACAACGACAGAACCCTAGAAAATTTTGGAGAAGCAGATGCTCAAGTCAAAGTTTCCAGGGTAGACTCCAGAAGTCTCGTTCGCATCAAATTAAAAGTAGAAGACTTTGAATACATAAAAGACTCTAAAAGAATTGAATTTGACGGCAGAATGTTTCATATTGCCTCAGACCCAAGAGCTCACGGGTTATTTGATGTAGTACAATTTTATACTCTCTTCCTAAGGCCGATTGATCAATGAGAGGAAAATTAGATCTAGCAATCAAACAGTCAATTAATAGACAATTGGCAAAAGACCATACTCTTATAAATCAAACAAGAATTTTTGTAGAAAAACAATTTAGAATGGTATTAAATCAATTAATTAGCGATTTTGAATCTCATCCACTAACACAAGAACTTAAAGGCGGACCTGGATCTGGAAACAAAACAGGAACGCTAAGAGAAGGGAATGTATTTGGATTTATCGGTTTTGATGCGGGATATGATCCTGTTCAGCCAATTGAGGAAAGATTAAAAATGACAGATATCATAATTCGAAAAAGATCCCTTTCACCAAAAGGCTTTGTTTCTACTTATAGCGTAAACATACCGACGCTAAGCGAGCTATACTCAATGACCCCTTTGCCGTGGGCAAACGGAGCTAGCTGGCTTCAACAAATTGAAGGAGCTGGAATTTCAGGACTAGGACAATATATGCATATAGAATCAAAATTCAGTAGATCTGGAGCAGGAGTTCAATTGAAAAATTTAAGTTCTTCTGGAAGATTAAAAATAAAATACATGAAACCTCTTTTAAGAAAATTTGAAAAAGACTTGAATAATATTTCTGGAGCGCAAAGAATTTAATAACACTCGATTTACAATGAAACCGCAATATCAGCACGAACTCACAACAAGCTTTGCCTTATGGGCAGATAATTTTTTAACAAGAAAAGGCGAGGCCTTTTCAAATAAAGCAGCGAACTTATATCCTGACACTGGAGACCTCAGGCTAACAAATGGATATGTCGCATATAGCAGTCCGCACAAGCAATGGGTTTTCGACCACAGCATTGAGGGTGCAAACATTCCGAGCGGAATATATGACGGCAACACATTTATCGAACAAGGACAAAGTGGACTAATATTTGATTTTGATAATGGTCGAGCTCTTTTAGACTCATCTTTTGGAGAAGGAAAAACAACACTAAGCGGAGAATATGCAGTCAAAGATTTTAATTTTTACATCACAAACCAAACAGAAGAACAATTAATTATAGATGGAAAATTTGATATTAATGACAGATTCAAGCAAGATCTCTCCGGCATAGAGCCATACAAACAAGTAATACCTGCCATTTTCGTTAACCCAGAAGTTTCTGAAAATGAACCATTTGCATTTGGAGGAGAAGATAAAACAACAACAAATATACGATGTGTGATTTTTGCGCAAAACACCTATCAATTAGATGGAGCACTTTCGATTTTCGCAGATTCTAAAAATGAAGTTTTCGCAAAAATGAAATTTGAAGACTACCCACTTAATGAATTTGGATACAGCTCTGGCTTTCATTACAAAAATCTTTGCGGAGAAAAGAGCGGGACATACATGCATGTCGAAGAAGCTAGGGTTTCTAAATTAAGTGATAGAGTAAATCAAAATATTGACCCTTCGCTTTTTGTGGGCTTCGTTGACTTTGAAGTTACAAACCTTAGGTTTCCCCGATCATAATTTCCCTTTTGATTTAAAAAAATGTAATCTTTACAGAATCAAACCCTTATTATATTATGGCAAAACAACTACCAGGACGCGCAAGAGTAATTTATCAAAGTGAAGCACTATACGCTGGCACTGTCAACGCAACCGGATACCATTTTACCGCATCTACAGATGGTTGGCAAACAAAAGCCGGTTACGCTGAACGCAGTCTAGTTCCGGCAGGCGCAGAAATCCGTACAGGAATTCAACAATTGCGTCGCGTACAAAGTGCAAACTACAGTTTTTCAATCAACAGGCAAGACGTAAACCAATTTGGTCAGCTTGCAAGAATTGACGCTGTAGCTATTGAACCACCTACGGTTACTCTTGATTATTCTTACTACCTTACTAATGGCGTAAATGAAAGAATTATTGGGATGAACGTTGATGGACTTAAAAGCGCTCTTGCGGATGAAATCGTAGAGGGCGTAGTTTGCGATGACGACATAAATTCAGACGGAAAAAACTTTTTCATATTAACCACTTGTGAAGGTCATGATGCAGTCAATAATGCCGACGGAGACAAACATAAAACAGTTATCGCCTTAGGTAATGGATATGTATCAAACTATTCTGTTGAAGCTTCTGTCGGTGGTATGCCTACAGCTAGCGTTACAGTTGACGGATTGAATTTGAAGAGCTATACAGGAACCCAAGACCTTTACGTTCCTGCGGTAAATACTAACTTTGGAACACCAATCGAGGATATCCAGTTCAGCATTCCAGAGGCAATTAGTGGAGTTCTCAACGATAGCGCAACAGACGTAAGCGCAGAAACAGAAGGTTGGTCCTGCTTGCGCCCAGGAGACATTACATTGTCTCTCGGAACAGATGGTAGAGCTGGAGAATTTGAAACGCTTCCAGGCGAAGACCCAAGGGCTCCCGAAAATGATAATCCATTATACGATTATTCGGTTCCAGGCTCGGCGCACGTCCAAAGCTTTAGTATTGACGTTCCATTAAGTCGTACAGTTCTCAATAGACTTGGAACGCCATACGGATATAGTCGAGTAGTAGATTATCCTGTGAATATTTCTGTTAGCGTTAGCGCTATTTTGGCAGACCTAAAAGAAGGAAACATCGCAGACCTTCTTTGGAATACCGAAGAACACGATTTGGTGTTCACTCTCAGAGAGCCAAATCAATACGGAACTGGCGCGATAGCAATGCAGTATATAGTTAAAGGAGCCTTGCTCGAGGGAGAATCCTTTAGCTCTTCAATTGGAGATAATAAAACAGTAGATTTAACATTTACTGCTCAAGTTGGAAGCCCAGAAGATACAGCAAGAGGTTTAATGATTAAGGGTTCAAGAAACGCTCTAACAATCACGGGCGAATTCGCATAATTACTCTTTGCAGTTCACTAAAAAAACCCGCTCTTTTGAGCGGGTTTTTTTGTTTATTTAATTATCTTGAATCCTCCGCTAGCACTAATACCAAAAACAAAACTAGTAGAGACAGAAACTTCGCCCCCAATTTGCTTTGAATAAGATTGGCTTCTTAATTGAGCGTTTTCAATAACAAATTGATTTATCGTGTCAGCCCTTAGACCGCTATAAAAATATCTATTTGTATGATTTATTGTCATATCATACCTTGCGCCTTCTTTAAAGAATGAATCTATTTGTCCACTTGCATATTCCCTAAGTATAAGATCAATTGATACATTTGCCATGATTGGCAATTTTAATTTTCTATCAAAAACATAATTACTACCAAAGCCAAATATGTCCTGCCTATCGATAGGCACATCAAGAGAAATTGATTGTATTGCTGCTTTTTCAGATTCTACAGGAATTCCTCCGTAATTACCTGCGTGTTTTGTAATATTAACCTGAATATCTCCGGGCATAATTGCATTTGCGCCAGAAACAAGATCGTACCCAAAAGAACTTTGGTCTAAATGTAATTCTTCTGAAGAGTATTGATTATCAACTCCTAATTTTATTGCAGGTAAATTTGGTGCGGCGCTAGGTTCATATTGATCAAATTTCATATTACTTGCGCTAAATGAAACTGAAGCCCTAGGAAGGCTACCAACAGAAGCTTCATACGAATAATTTGTCAAAAATGCGTTTCCTATTCCAATAACATGATATCCAGAATAATCATTGACATTACTCAAGTCTTGCATTCTTTCTTTATTTGAAGCAACAGCAATCACATTTATATCATCAGTTGATTCGCTTTCTAAAAATTTTTTCAGAATACTTCCGTCGCTACCCAAATGCAACCCTAAGCTTGTTTCATTTTCTCCGCTTGAAAATAAATAAGATATATTGCAATTTACATCTGGCTGACGAATAATCGGAGATTCATTATTTCTATAAATAAACTGGTCAGAGCCGATTGACTTCACATCAACAGCTGGATGCTGAAAAGAATAATCAAGAGATTGCACTCTAATTAAATTACCAGATGTCGTGCCATTTTCTTTGTATGCAGGAAAGTCTGTAACGAGCACGCCAAGCCTTTCATATGTTAGTCTTGTCGGAATACATTCTGCCATTAAAGCTATTACACATTTTTAACGTATTTAGTGTATTTATAAAAGACTAGTCATGCCGAATAAGAAAATTTCAGAACTTGAGGAAATATCCTTTTTGTATTCAGATAACAATCTGGATCCTTTTCCATCGCACGCATCTATAAATAGCAACTCAGACGCTGATTCAGAATCGCTATTTTTACTTACTCGTTCTGGCTCTCACAATGAAAAAATCAAATATTCAAATCTAAAAAAATCTCTATTAGGAGACGTGGTCTTTATGACCGGAGATCAATTAATTAGCGGAAGAAAAATTTTTGCAGACGAATGTACATTTAAAAGCACAATTTTAATAAATGAAATAATAGATGTAACTTCTCCAGCAGATATTAGTGGAAATATTTTTGTTGCAGAAAGCGGACTGTACGAGCACCTCGGTCTTGGAGATAAATTTTTTTTACGAGAGCAAGACGTAAATCACACTCTTGAAGTTGATGGAAATTCATTTTTCCAAGGAAGTGTTGAAATTACAGGTGACCTTACCAGAAGCGGGCCACATCATTACAGAAAAGGCGACACTCAATATGGCGGAGATTTTTTAATTACTGGAGATATTTTTCAAAAAGGAAATTACTATTTATCAGGTACAACACGCAGACTAGGAGACATAACCTCAACTGGAAATGCTGATTTTGAATCAGAACTTAATGTTTATGGTAATATTAGGCTTGGAGAATACCTATACCCCTATAAAGAAAACGATGCCGGAAGCATACAATGGTTTGAATCAAGCGGAAATAATTTAATTTTATCATCGAATGAAATCGTAACAAATAATATAGCTCTTGAGCTTTGGGAAAGCTCAACTCAAAACAGCTATACCCCCAGAGAATCTGGATATTCCTCGAGCAATGCTGTCGCTCAATACTTTGAACCTTTTGACTCTGAAAGTATCATGCCTACAACCTTTGGGACTGAAATTTTAGTTGACGGAACAAATACTTTCTTGAGGTTTACCCCAAATCTGTTTAGATTACAAGCTGGCGGACACACATCGATAGAGCTCAACACAAATAAATCAAAAAACCTTTCATTCTCCACTCGATTTGATGAAAGAGAAGTGGTCTCGTTTACGGAAGAAGGGGCCATGGGAGTCATGGCCTCCGAGCCAATAAAAGATCTGTCAGTTAGTGGAGACAGTTTTCTTGAAAATACCTTTACTACGAGCAGTGATGGATATTGGTCTACTGTTTTTCCTGGGGATGACGAATCAATGGCATTTACGACAGATATGTTCGGAGGAACAGATGAATACTTGATTAATTTCCCTAAAACATTTTATAACCCCCCAGTTTTATCTGTTTCGGTCCAAGATGAAAAAGGAGGTGTAATAGTTCCTTATATGATATCTGGAGTAACAAGCCAACAATATAATGTTATTTTTTCTAGCATCCTGCCTTCGAGAAGATATAAAGTTCACACAACGGCAATGGCAACAGGCATAGAATCTAATCGAGAAAAAACAATACAGCGCTCTGTAACAGAGCTACCCGCAGGAATTACAAGTGGAAATATTAACTTTCCATTTGGCTTCTCCGCGCCTCCCGTAGTGAGTCTCACGATAGAAGGTTCAAGAGTTATGGTTCCGCATCATATTAGGAATGTCACAAAAGATTCGTATGATATAAATTTTTCTACACCAATTCCTTCAGGCTTTAAGGTTCACACTACATCGATCCTTGCTGGTAAAATCGGGAGATCACCTTACTAATCATTATGGCTAAAGACAACAGAACATCTAACATGCCAGAGAGTACATACTTGTACTCTGATAGCGCCATGTCTCCATTTCCTTATAGCGCATCAATGAGCTTGTCTGGAGACGCAGACTCGGATGCGCTTTTGCTAATTTCTCGTTCAGGATCTCATAATGAAAAAATAAAATATAAAAACTTTAAGAGATCAGTTTTAGACAATGTTGTATTCTTAACTGGAGACCAGTTAATTAGCGGAGAAAAGACCTTTGCAGATGTTTGTACATTTCTTAGCAGAACAAATATAAATGAAATTATAGACATTACCGAAACAGGAGATATTAGCGGAAATGTTTTTGTTGGAGAAAGCGGTCTTTTTCAAAAAGTCGGGGTCGGACTTCACTTCACCCGCAGAGAAATGGTTGATGAAATTCAATATAACAGACCATCTGGATCGGGCGACTTTAACTCTCGATCTTACGGAGGGGGAGTTTACTTAGATTCGTATACCAATGCAACAGATTTTATTAGCGGAGAAATCGATTTAAATACGGAGACTTTTTCATTTAATGTATACCAACCATCTGGTTTTTATGCGGCGATGATTCCAGAGTCTCAACAAAACAATACCGACACATCTCTTGATGGACACAGCTTAAGCCCAGATGAATTACATTATGAAATGGGCGGAGCGTGGCTAGGGGTAGAATTCGATAAACCTTTTTATTATAGAGGAGTCGAAATTTATCACTCAGATCTTGACACTGCCCCAGAAGATTTTAAAGTAGTTGCATCAAATAACGGAACAGACTGGAAAACAATTCATACTCAATTAAATCTATCAACTGGAGATTATGCCCCAGTCAATTCTGGAACAAGATTTGAACTATCGCAATATTCATCTTATCCATATTCGCACTACAGACTAGTTCCCACAAAAATAATAAACTCCGACCAATGGAAATTAAAACACTTTAATATTGTTGGAATTAAAAAATTCCCTGCCCCATTTAGAGTGGACCCAACCCACACACTTCATGTATCTGGAGATTCTTTATTTGTTGGAGATGTAGAAATATCAGGAAACACTTTTGTTACTGGAAACAACAGAGTAATCGGGAATTCGTTTTTTCTTGGAAACATTGACCAAACGGGGGACTTTACCCAATTTGGAGATAATACCCGATTCGGAAACTCTTATCTCAGCGGATATCTTTCGGTAACAGGTGATGTAGATATTTATGGAGATCTTACGGTCACTGGTGATATAGGACTTGACGAATACTTATATCACAATGAAGACGAAGATACATTTTTAAGATTTACTGACAACCAAATTACATTATCTGCTGGATCTGGAGCGCAGATTATAATTAAAGAAACAGGAGAAGCGGATTATATTTCATTTGCAACTTCTGGAGTTGAGAGAGCAAGAATAGTAAATGATGGAAAATTCGCAATAAACAACACCACTCCCATGGGAGAATTATCACTAACTGGAGACGCATATCTTGAAAGACTTTATGTTACTGGTGAAGATGGATCATGGGAACGTGTTTTTGGCGGCTCAGACGAAGCAATTGCGTTTTCTACTCGCTTATATGGAGGCAGAGACAGTTATCAAATCAATTTTCCAAAAACATTTTTTGAAGCCCCATCTCTTGCGCTTT